AAGTCGGCGCTTACTGCGCGTTCATCTGCCAGCAATGATGCCAAGCCTGATGCGTGGATAACCATATGGCGGTCTGTCGAAGGAACATTTTTAGTGTTCATCGCTTCTGCCGCTGCAATGATTTTACCAACATTCAGATCGGATGCTGCCGCAGAGCCAGATGTGACCACAGTGTTTGCCACAGTGCTACCGGCAGATGCCGCAGCAATTGCGTCCAGAATAATCTGGTCCTGACGCCGCCCAATCGCAGAGCCGACAACTTGTGCAAGCTCTTGGCGCTCATCAAAGTTGACTTTTTGCTGATTGAAGATGTCAGAGTATTCAGCCGCAATGTAATCTGAAAGCGTACAGCTAACAGTCGAGAATGCGGTATTTAGTGGAACTACGTCAGTTTGGGGTGTGCGAACAACAGCCGCGCCCTTGCCAACGCTAGGGAAGTTTACCGTCGAGCCTTCTACGCCCGTCCGGGTGCGAACAGTTCCAGCCAATTGCGAAGTGCCTTGGTAGGCTTGCTTTACCTCGGCATCAAATAACTGGATGAACGCAGTTGATAATCCTGTAGACATGGATTTTCTCCTGATTAAACCAAAAAAGCTTCACGCCACGTTGGTTATCGGGAGCATTGCCCCGGCCTCTGGCTTCGCGGATCAGCCGCGCACGGCGAATTTCTTCGCGCCAGACCGGCCCAAAAGGGTTGTCAGTCAAATCGAAGAATACAGCACAAGCTCCAGCTTGTAAATACTCAAGATACTACATCTAGTATTTGTATAAAAAAGCCCCACCAGTGGCAAGGAGGAGAACACTGGTGGGGAAGTGGGGGACTTTGAGGTCAATCCCCTTGGGAGCAGCTACTTAGGCCACGGGTATTTCATAATCTTCTTTTCGACATCGCGCCGATAGTTGCCATCCGACTGATAGCGCGGATCGGCCATAGCGCTGGACATCCAATCTTGCATGTCCGACACACTCATCACATCATCGCCGACCTCAGACACTGGGATTCTGGACAAGTCGCCGCCCCACGTTCTGACTTTCTGGAGAAGCTTTTGCCCGGCGGCATCACCGCCCCAGCTATTCATCAACTCGCGCTCGGCTTCTGTCACCAACCCCTTGCGAAGCTGACCATCAGCCCATTCAATATTGGATTTTATAATGGCATCCGCATTAGGGCCAAGCGCTCGGCGCTCATTTTCAACGTCTATTTGTGCAGCTTCAGCATTTTGAATAGTTTGCTCAAGCACCGTCCCGGCAAGCTTGTCAAACGCTGCCTGATTGACACCAAATTCTTTTGCCCATTTCGTATACTCTTCAACAAGCGGGTCTTCCAAAGGAATGTTCTTGTCGGAAAAGACAGACGTATCATATGCCTCGGGGGCTTTGTGCTTACCCTGACTAAACTGCTTTTCGAGGTTCTTGTAACTTTCGGTGAACTTTTCGAGGTCTGGGCCGTCTTCGCTCCAGAACTTTTCGGGGAAGTAGTCCGGCCGCTCAAGTGCCTCGACTTCCGGCTCTTCTGCTTCTTGGGCGAGGTGGGGGACTTCGTCATTGGTTTCCTCGGGTTCAGAGTTGACTTCTGTTTGCATCAGTGTCGCTGGGGCCGCATCGGTTGTCCCCTCGACTTCTTGCTCATTAAGGCTCATTGGTTCGGTTTATCCTTTGCTCGATTTCTTTTACCAATCTTCGTTGCGCAGACCGCGCATAGCCAAAACTCTCAGGCTCACCCGGAACCCAAGTGTCCGGCTCTTCATAGCGCTCTTTGAGGTGCGCTAAGACCTTCTGCCCGGCCTCGGTACTAAAGCAGCGCCGGTACAAAATATCGATTTCATTCTGGACATCGCGCCCGATAACCGGGGGGCGTGCCGCATCCAATCCATCCCAGCCGGGTGAATTTATACTAAAAACATTTTCGGTCATTCAGCCGCCATCATCTGTTGTGGGGGTGGGGCTTCGCCTTCCATAGGTTCGCCCTGCGCCGCCATTGCTTGCTGCGCCATTTGCATCATCTCGGCTTGCATTTGCTCACGCTCTTGCGGCGTGGTGCGCAGAGAACCGGGGATGCCTAGCTGATCGGCGATATAATCCCCGACACGCTCCATGTTCAGAAGCATCTGACCTTGCGGCCCAAGCGCCTGAGATATTTGCATGAACTGCATAACCTCGTTGAGCTTGTCCATGTTCGCGGCCATTGCCAGCGGCGATTGAGGCGTTACCGTAACTTGCAAGCCGTTGACCTTGAGCGGCAAGTCAATCATGCCCTCTTCGTCCATAAGCTCAAGCGTGCGGCGCACAATCGGAAACATTGTCTCCGAGATTAAACGACCAAAGGCAGCGCCGAGGTTTTGTGACAATTCCTTCATTCTTTCAACCACTTCAGTGGCTGACCGGGCGCTCATATTGTCGGGCGGCAAGCTTTCATCTAGCAGCGTTTTCTTAATATTTACGCGCAAATCATTGGCAACAATCTGCGATAGGTTGGCGTCCCCGCTCCGAGGGAGAGGCTGCAAACTCGGACCACGGGGACCGCCATTAGAGTTCACACCAATGACCGCTCCAGGGACAATGGAAATTGTCTGTGGGTTTAAGACTCCATCGTCCACGGCAGTGAATACACCGCCGATAGAAATCGAGGCGTTCTTTAGCGTCAACTCAACAACTTTATTGAGCGTTTTGATGTCGGGCAGGGCATACAGCACCGGCCCCCGACCATAGCGCTCATTCGATGCTTTCATGTACCGGCTGACCACAAAGGGAAAGCTGTTGAGGTCGCGGTGCAAAATCTTGGTCTTGGCCTCAACCAGCATCAAACAATAGTTAATTCGGCCATCTTCAACATAGGTGGCCTCTAAAAGCTCAACGCGCTCCGAGGGGTCTTCGTCGTATTTACGCGCCACATCCTCGGGGATTTCCGCATCCGGCCACTCCAGCGCAATGAGCCTAAAGGGGCGGCGAAACTTGCGATATACTGTATCGACCGAGCCAGACGGCCCCTCATCAAAACAGATTTGGTGCGAGGGAATACAGGTGTAGCGGATCGGCGTGACATCATCGCCTTTCTGGATGAGCATACAAGCCGTTCCAACCGCCAAGTCCAGAAGAAACTCGCCAATGGCTAAGTCAAACCCGGATTGTTTCATTACCCCAAACATTTTCTCGGTGTAAAAATCCAAGGCGGTTTGCGCCTCAATCTTGTTCCCCTCGGGAATTTCGTTGCCCGGTTGCAAACGACACCACTCGCGTTGTGGGGGGAATAAGCTGGATTGTATGCGGTTCGCAAACCGGGCAGTGCTATGAATTGCGGTCGAGTCAAACACGCGCTTCATCTTGTTTTGTCCGGGCGTATCACTCTCGTAATAGCCGTCATATAAATTTCTCATGGGCAGGGCGTATTCATACGCCTCTTCGTAAATGCTGCGCCACTGCTCTTTGTGGGCGTTCAGCTTTTTGTAGCGCTTAAAAAGCGTTTCTGCCGGTAAACCCGCCATTACTTTTTCCTATACTTTTTGCGCATCGCTTTTTTCAACGCGTTTGATTTACTGTCCATTTTGCCTTTGAGCGGCTTTTTGGCTCCGTACATCTGTTCCAACATCCCTATGCTTGGGGTTTCGCCGATACGTCTTCATCAGGTGTTTCGCGGATTACGAGAAGGCCCAAGCGTCGATTGGGTCGTTATTCTTTGACGTGTTTCTTCCGGGGTTATGTTTGGCGACATCAAACTGGAAAAACCGCCCTGACCCTTTGACTTGCGCCGTGCCAGCGCCGCCGCAACCGCACGCCTTCTCTCGGCCTCGGCTTGCGCCTCTTGCTTGGCAATCAGGTCAGATGTGGACGTATCCGGCGCAGGGTCCGACACGACATTCCATTTTTTTAAAGCCCCGGTCACTCGAATATCCTCGAATACATGGTGTAGTCTGCCCCATCCGGCCCATACCGGCGAAGCAAACCCTCGCGGGTAAAGTAGCACGCTTTTGCCCACTTGTCAGCCCTTACGTTTGCAGAATGTACACAAAACTGCAAACGGCGCACAGATGCACGCTCTGCCGCAAACTCAAAAAACCGCAAAGCTCCTCGGTGAAAGACCCAGCTTTTGCGGCTTAAATGCTTAGAAGGTATCATCCAAGCTTCCCAAACACCGACCCAATAGGGGAACATTCCAAACATGCAGATGACCTGACCATCGCATAGGCCGGAATAAGCCAAGCCGTTCTTCGCATAGACATGCAAATTATCCATCTGGTCGGGATTATGCCGGAATATATCCAGATCAAACTGGTTCATCTCAAAGCCGTGAATATGCGCTGGCGACCAATCCACAACGCCATTGCGAAACCTGTCCATGCCCATAGCTTCATTCAATTCGCTAAGAGAAAACATCAAAGTCCAATACTTTGGCTTGCGTTGGCCGTCCCCGGGACACCGGGCTTTTCGTCATAATTTTATGCTCGGAACCAAGCAAACAGTATCCCGCCGCATCCCCAACGTGGCTGTGTTCGTTTTTATTCGGAGTGTCTCGAAACTTCTCATGCCCAGCGCCAACAGCTACGCGCTTGAAGTGATACCCGCCACCTAACGACTTCCTGACCCGGATGCACTTTCGATCCACCAAAAACCCGGGCTTGCCATCGATCAGCCGCCCCATTGGTATCGCCAATGCCTCACGCCGCGTCCGAAACGCATTGGTCGCCGTAGGACGCGCCAACAAACCATGCGTCTTCATGTGGTCAAACGCCGTGGTTTCAAATATCTGGTCGCGCTGCATCCCCGCCGGGTCACCCCAAATCAGCGTTTCATATCTGGGAAACCGGCTTTCCAATTCAGATTTTAGCATAGAACAAAACCGCTCCAGCCCCATGTCAAATGTCACCAACTCATGCAAAACATGCCAGCGGCCATCCTTCATTTTCTGCGCAAAAACCGCCGCCGGGGTCAAACCAAAGTCCACCCCGATATGCACCGGGAAACCCGGATCAGGCTGCAAATCAGCGCACATCAGGTTATCGTTGTACTCAGGCCATA